ACGTACGATAGCGTAAGTCTTCCCACTCTATCTTTATCTTCTCATACTCAACTGTCTTCTGTCTAGTCTTCAGAAACGCAGCAGCCTCTTGTTCAAGACCGCTACGATATAACCTTTTGTTATGTCTACGTGGCAAGGCCATCACCTATAAGAACGTAGTCAACTTGCGGTGGGTTAGCAGACTTAGATACCCTTGAAGGTAGTGTCTGTAATGTATCCCAACACTTGTGCTTGAAGCTACAAAACTTACATGCATTAGGCAGTACCATGTTACCAGATTGCTTCTTGTAGTATGTCTCAGCTACAGGTTGGAAGCATCTTTCGAATGGCTCATCTTTCTCTATGTAATTTACCGTTTCTTGGATGTCCTGAATTACCTTCTCAGAGTCAACCTCCGAAGCACTGACATACTTAAACTCACCGTTACCTTTGTTGACCACCCACCAGCCACCAACTTCTTTTCCTGCAGCCTTAGAGTAGCCCACTAATTGTGGTATGTAACCGAAGCCATCACCCTTCTGTAAAGATTCGAATGAGTCAAACTTATTCTGGTATGACCAAGGTGATGCAGACTTTACATCATCTATCTTGCCATCCATTTCCATGTCGTACTCACCCTGTATCTCCTGTCCATCTGGTAGCTTGAGTGTGACAGTATCATTGTCTTTGAACTCAGCACCTGCTGCACGTAGTAATCCTTTGAACACAGCTTCAACTAGATCACCTAGTATCATGTTCATCAAGAAGTGTGGAGGTAAAGGTATCTTATCTTCAGGGTCATTCTTCTCGAACCATAACTGGCACTTGGGTTTGCCTATGTTAGACATACGTAATCTAAACTCGTCACGTGGTGGAGAGTTAAACTGTTTGTCCAACGCAGCCTTAACATCGGAGGCAACCTGATTGGCTACCTCCTCTGTCATTGTAGCTTCACCGTTCATAGCCTTTTGCAAATAGCTAAAGACTTGTAGTTCAGCAGGGTGATTCATTACTCATCCACCTCTACGAAGTCATTGTTGAGAATACCTTCGACAATATCTGAGTCACCATCTGTACCACCCTTGGCACGTTCATGATGTAAGTCCAGTATCTTACCGTTGCTATACTCAATAAGTTCTAAGAAGTCTTTGAGTGTATCGTTGTCCACGCTGTTAAGTTCTACAGCATCACCAAGTGTGGCATGTATCTTACCAAACTTAGCACCAGTAGGTATGCTATCTTCTATACCTTCTAGCTTAATGGTAGACATGATAGGAAGAGTGTTCTTCTTCTTGAGGTGACCCATCACACCGTTGATACTCTTCAGACTGTCACGGTTCTTGACATCCATCACAAACGGTACGGCCTCAACTGCATCTACAGCTTCGCCCTTTTCATTAGTTGGATTATCTAGTGTGACTGTACCGTAGTAAACTACGACACGCTTGACTGATCGTATCACTTGCTTGGTAGCATCATCGAGTGAGTTAAAGTCTTCGATGTAACCAGTAGGTCTACCTAAGTTAAACCCACCAATGCTATCCTTCAAGTCACCGTTGAGGGAGTTAGACATTACAGACTTCTCCATCTCTTCAGTATCACTGTTCCATCTCTGCCACTGATTGCGTTGGGCAAAGACACGAACCGTAGCACCTACACTGTAGACAATATCATCCCCAGTCTTGAGGGTGAATGCACCTACAGGTACTACCTCTGTCTTTATCATCTTACCATTGAGATCAACTTCACCCATGATAGGTTGATGCAACATTCCTAAACGTGAGATCGAGGGAGTGTACTCTTGTGAAGGTGTAGATGATACACCCATGAGTTCTGCCATCGACTGACCACGCTCTGTTGCTACTGCTAGTTCTGTACTCATTCTATATCCTTTTCTATAGAGTTAAAGAGATCTTAGTTATACACTATACATCGACTGTGTCAAGCCAATTCTTACCTATCTTTGCTTCTAAAAGCATAGGCACATTCATATCTATTCCATATGTCTCCTCTATTATTTTGTTTAAATCCTGGTTGAGTGTCCACACCATTGACAATACTAAATCTTTCTCGTCAGGGTGTACGTCAACCACCATAGAATCATGAACAGTATTAACTAAACACGACTTCATGTGTCGTAAACGTTCATGCATTTCATTCAGTACCACTGGCACTACATCACCTGTAGCGAAGCCTTGCACTGGGTAGTTTTTAATCATAGTGAAGTGCGTTGGTACACCACTGTGACGTCTTGTCACATCAGGGAAAGCGTACTGTCTACCTGATATGTTTGTTATCTTCAGGAAGCGTAGTGCTTCATCAGCTAAGTTCTTGTGCCAGTTAGCTATGCCCTTGTACTTCTCGTTGAAGTGGGTGTAGTAGGTTGCTTCAGCTTTCGAGCGTCCATAACCGCTTGCTCCAAAGAGCGGAGCGAACGTGTGTTCTTTAGCTGCTTGACGTGATGTTGGTTGCCCTGCATCAGTGATAACTTTTGCTGTGTAAGCATGTACATCGAAACCAGTTGCGATCTCTTCCATCGCTGTTTCATCCTGTGCCAAGAACGCTGCTGTCCTAAATTCGAGTTGTGCAAAGTCGGCCTCCATTATTAATCCGTTGTTAAATCTTGATACAAATACTTTCTTTACTGGGAACGTACCTCCTCTTGGCATGTTCTGCATGTTTGGATTTCTTCCACTGAAACGTCCTGTCGCTGTAATGTGTTGAGTAAGTCCAACGTGCAGGAATCCGTCTGCCTTAGTGTATGTCCGTATTCCGTTGACAAAAGCAGATAGATAACTGCTGATAGCATTATGACGTTTAAGATCAGAAAGGAAACCAAGAGCCTCGTCCATTCTATTGTTCCTAGCAGTCGCAGATAGTACATCTAGTTCATCCTTTCCTGTGTTAAATCCATTAGCACTGACCCACTTCTTGCTTGGTGCAGTAAAGCGTAGTCCTGCTATCTGTTGACTATCCTTTAGCTTGTACCCTTGTGCATTACAATCTTTGCATTTATTCGGTCTAGCAAACTTTGTTCCATCTTTTTTAAGTCGGTATACTTTACCTTCTCCTTTGCAACTAGGGCAGGTGTATGCCGTAGTCCTGTAGATAGGTGACGAGTTGGCTGCAACGGCATTCTTAAACTCTTCTTGTGTCGAAGTGAACTCGAAGAGATCAGCCCATTCTTTCTTGTCATGTACTCTTCTGCTGAATAATACCTGCGACTTCTGTTCAGGTGAACGAAGGTTGATCGGAGTATCGCCCATAACTTCCCTGACTTTCTTTTGCAGACGTGTTTCGATTTCCGCTTTCTCATTTTCAAACTCCTTTGCTACTCGCTCCAACTCTTGAAGATCGACTTTGAATCCTGCTGAATAAATTTCGGTAAGGGTCTTGCAGGTTTGGAAGGTAACTCTCTTGATTGTACTAAGGGAAGCTGACTCGGGCAAGGCGAAGTCTTTCTCTTGGGCATGGAACAGTTCGCAAGTAGTAAGCAAGTCATGCTCAAGATAATGGCAGAGTTCAGCCAACGGTATCTCGTTTGTGTTCTTCCCTTCCTTAAAATATTTCTTGAGTGTATCATCTTTCTGTACCTCTAGTTGTCTACGTTCTGCACAAGCCTGTAAGCTTAGTGGGTTTCTCTGACCACGATCAAGTATATACTCACCAAGCATAGTGTCATAGATGTCACCATCATACTTGAAGCCACACTGCCACAGCCACATCAAGTCGTGCTGTGCGTTGTGCATGATAAGTAAATCAGTGTTGTCTAAGTTCCACTGTACCTCTAGTCTTTGAAAGCCTGTGAAGTCTGTAGCCTCATTGTGATCCAGTGTCTTGATAGTGAGGGTAGGTTTAGGATCATCAGCATCTAGCATACCCACCTGCACCAAGTGATTATTAGGTTCGAAAGGATCAAGGTGAACCTTATCGTCACGCTTGGTGACAGTATTCTCTACGTCTAGCACTAACCTCATGCTGAGTACAACGATCTTGAACCGTCAAGCTGACAGGTTATCTTACCTTGAAAGCCATTCAGTTTGTTCTTTGCAATGTTTAAATATCTAATCGGATCTTCCTCTTCTCCTTCTGCTTGTTGTGTCTTACCAATTAGTACCATCAGGTCAGCTTCAGCAGCCTTGCCTGTCTTACTACCTTCCATCATGGCTTGGTTCAGGTCAGCCCTGCCCTCTGCCTCTGCTGATAGCTGAGACATCCACACCACAGCACAGTCATACTGCTTGGCTATGTTACGTGCATGGATAGCTGCTGCCTTGAGAGTTATGTCTGATCGTTCTGATTTGATGTCGGCAAACTTGTCACCCATATCTAGGATTACTACATCAGGACGTTCATACTTTACCACTGACTCAACCCAGTCCATAGCTTTACCTGTGCTATCCTTGAACTGCACAAGATCTTTGATAGAGTTATATCTCTTAGCAGCTAGGGCTTTGTTGTCACGCACTTCCTTCATAGTCATGAGAGTTGACGCACTGATGTATCGTGCAGCCACACGTGTGTATGCTTCTTCATTACACAGTACAATACACTTAGCACCTTGATGTGCAAAGCCATCAGCCCCTGCTACAATAGAAGCATGGAAGCTAGTCTTTCCAGTGTTAGGCCTAGCACCAACCAGAATAAGATGACCACCACTGATACCCTCCACCCTACGAGCCAGACTGGGTATATTAAATGTCCATTTCGATTCAAGTGCCGTTGCATCAAGGACAGTATCAAGACTGTGATCATCCCACTCGACACGAAGATTTGGAGTAAAGTCATCTTTGTATTCCTCTAATAGTTTACGTAATGGTTCAAGGCTATTCTCTGCACCGTTCACAAAGTCAAAGCCCAAGTTAGCTACAAGGTCACCCACGTGCTGCTGAAACAACTGAGACAATGTGTCCTCTGCTATCTCGTCCTTGATAGGTTCAGCTATCTCGATACGCTTGAACAGATCTTCATATGCTGTTCTTGTAGCGGTGGTCATGCTTGCGTTGATACGGTTGAACACAGCTTGCAAGTCAGACACAGACAGGTCACCATCGTATGTCTCCATAGCTGCATCTAACGCTTGCTTTATCTTACGTACATCCTTACTGAAGATACGTTCAGGGCAACGCACACCCTTATGGTCATCATAAAATTCTCTATTGAGTAGAGTTTTTACTAGTGCTAGTTCCATCATCTCGGTTCATCTCCTCTCGTACTTTCGCTCTCTGTCTTTCCTCGTCAGTGAATGATCTTATCTTGTTCACACATTTACCTGTCTCATAGTTTACTATCACACCAGTGTTCCACTTAGCACGTTCTTCTTCTGCATCCTCCATGTTATCGAACAGCTTTGGCTTGGGAAAGTTTACAAACCCATGTGTATTCTCAGGCACATACATGATGTCACCATCTACATCAATGGTTACTGCTAACTTCATTACATAACTCCTTTAACTTATCTATATCTTCATACTCACGATACTTTATATCGTCTATCAAATTCATAGCAACAGTCTTGTTACCTGTCCACAACTCTATCTCTCTGCGATACTCAACCGTCTTACCGATAGCGTCAGGGTCAAGGGCTATGATTACTTTGTCATACTCTCCTATCTTCTCCATGTGTTTAGGACTCAAGCTTGTACCCAGTATAGCCATAGCTGTGATGTATGGCAACTCTTGTGTAGCTATGATAGCTGATACTACATCCTCAACTATAAGTAATATCTTACCACTACCCACAGTATAGTAGTCAGCCTCGCCTGTGTAACGATACCACTTAGGGTGTTGCTTCTTACCTACTGCTCTGCCCACAGCATCAATGATTCTACCATCATACTTGATAGGAAAGACAACACGTTCATCCTTCACATCGTACATGGTATCACCCATCGCTATACCCCAACGTCTGATAAAGCGTTGGTGCTTGGTGTGGTTTACCTTGGGGGTCACCACATACTCAGGTATCTCCATAGTCTCCTTCTCCTTCTTTATGTTTGTGTATGCACGTTGCATCTGTTGTTCTTTTAAACGATACTGTATCTCTGCTGCTGTCATATCTGAACCATAGATACCACCAACAGTACAGCCTAACTTAAAACAGTTATACTTTATGTCACCTAACATATTCGTAACTGTGAATGTGTTCCTGCCCCTGCATTCAGGGCAGTCACCTCTGTGTCTGTCACCATCCTTTAGATTCAGACCGTCAATAAACTCACGCATCTTCATCTTGCTTACCTCTAGCTGCTAGTGCTTTACTTGCACCACTGAATGTGTTGACCATGTATGGCTTGACTGATGCTGTATTCTGGTGGCCTGTCACTTGCATGATACCTGCCAGATCAACACCACCCTCCATCATTTCCGTGACCGCTGTCCTACGTAAATCCATAGCCGTAAGCTCTTTAGGTAGATTAGCTTCTTCCAGGATCTTATTGATATGTAACGAGATTTCTTCTTTGTCATAGGGTGTATATGCTCCTGCTCTTGGTTTGACTCTTGGTACTACGTACTCTTGAAAGCCGAACTCCTCCTTCTGCTGACGCAGCATTGCACACAAGCCCTGAGATATTGGGAGGTGTACCTCTGCGTTACGCTTGTTCTGAGTCAGATCAATACGACATTCGTTTAAGTCTAAACTATCCCATGTAAGTAGACGTATGTCACCCACACGTTGACCCCAGTCGTATGCCATATGTACTATCAGCCCAATGCTGCGCCAGCGAAAGTCGCTGTAAGCTGTGTCAAGAAAGATTGACACTTGTTCACGACTCCAGTGTACTCGCCTTGGTTTTTCTACTACAGTTTCAACCAATGCTACTGGGTTGTGAATCATTACATCATATCTCATGGCATGTCTCCACGCAGCAGAAAGGACACTGCGTCTGTAGTTGGCAGTGCGAGTACCAACGTTCAGCCATTGATCGTATGCCTGTGTGATGTGTCGAACTTTCAAGTTCTTACAGCGATATGCCCGAAGCATCTTGCCCTCTACCTCAGTGATGAGTGTAGCTGACAAATGATTATCGTAATCTTTTTGTGAGGAGGAGGACAACCTACGATAAACATCTGAGTTACGGTAGAAGTTTATTACTTCTTCTAACGTACAGTTTTGCTTCGGGATATTCATTACCATTTCCTCCTTACTTTCCAGTATGACCATGCTCTACTACAGTGACCATCGCCAAGCAATGCGTCTAATGGACGCACTAGGTTAATCTTCTCGTTTCGTTTCCACTCCCAGTTTCGAGCGGAGAATGTTTGATTTAGTCTGCCACCAAGAATAACGTTTAACAGGACGCTCAGTGCTATGAGTATCCTTACTAGGTAGGTTACCCACCCAATGTGTAACATCATCGAAAGGCGCATTCGTATCTTGTGTATCATCACTTTCCTTTTGCATGTGCTATCCATAATAAAATAAAACCTACAAACCATCCCAATGAAATCACCAAAGGGAATGCTGCTGCTAGAAGTTCGGAACCCATAGTATGCCCTCCTCTTTATCCTGTTCATATAGTTTCTGTTCTTGCTCATGTAGTCTAGCTTCTTCATCGTTGCCATCCCACCAAGCATCGTCTGCCCTGCGCTTGCAGTCATTGATCACCCTGTCTATGGGTGTAACTTTGTATCGCCATCCACTAACTTGCATGTACTCTCTCCCTTATCTCTACAGTTAAGTTGGGGAACACCGTTTGATAACGCTCTTCATAGCGTTGGGCATCCATTTTATATTTGAATGAGTGGTAACCAAACCAGTTACCGTTTTGTCCAAACCATACTTCATATGACATCAGCATCTTCCTTTCTTCTGTTTGTCACTTCCTATGTAATAAGTTTTATCAGATCCCCAACAAACGTCAAGAGGTTTTATCTTTCCGTTCGGCAAAGCCATTCCTGGATATCTGTAATGTGGATTCTCTTTCAAGAATTTTCTCAATGCTTCTACCTCTTGCTTACGTTCAATGTGTCTTAGTTGTTGAGCGCAAGAAGCCCTGTCTGTCCAGTGTTCAAACCTAGACATGCAATACTTAGTGATAGCATTCTCATCTGGTGCTGCTGCTGCCAGTGATAGTAACAGTTCTATCATCATCCCATCCTTCCTTCCAATAACTTAAATATAATCTATTATCTGTGGCATCGCTGACCTCTATGTATATCTTATGGTCACCAATCCTGACGTAACCTGAGTGGTCACTGCATATCTCAATCTCCATTTGCATCCTCCATCTTTGCTAACTCTAACCCCTTGCGTAGCATCTCTTTGCAATCCTCATACTCACCTCGACACAGCTTATCGTAACTCCATCTGATCCATGACATTGCTTCCTTAGTAGGCTGACCAGTTCGAACCTCCTCTAGGACAGGGCTACTGGCTACACTACCTACCTGATTGAGGTTGAGAAACCCTAACAGGTTAGGCTTGTCAGTCGGTACATCGACAGTGCTATAGCCCTTGCCACAATACTTACGTGCGTCAGCTTGTGTACCTGCCCACACTCCATTGCTATTCTTATACAGCTTCATTGTTATTCCTCCATTTATCCCATCGCTTAGTCTTAGGGAATGTTTCTCTATACTTACCATCATGATGCCATTCGTATGCGGTGGACAGCGACAGTTCATAGTACCTTGCTGCTGCTGCCACGCTACGGAATGTCTCACCAAATAGTCTGCACTCTAATTGTTTCTGCACACGTGTTGGCTCATACCTACACCTAGCATGTGCGTTTAGTTCTTTGGGTTGCATTAGTACCTCTCTTCCAATGTTGCACCGTACACTTTTACTTTGTACTTGTCGATCTTCCTACCAGTCCAGTCATGTAGGTGTTCATCTAATTGTAGCACGTCATCGCTGACTCCAAACGTTTGCTTGGATGCTACCTCTTTGAATAGTTCTACTACGATCTCTCGTATCATCTGCTTAGTCTGTTCATTGATTTGCATCAGCTTCCTCCTTCAGTTCTTTTATCCTGATGTGTGCGGCATTGAGTTGTTCCTGCAAGTCACGCACATTTTTCTTGAGTATATCTATCTCAGTCATGCTATCCTCCATGCCACTCTTCACACTCTACTACCATGTAGCCTCGATGCACTACGTCAGGTGCATACTCACTTGCGTAAGAAACACTAGCTTCATCAAGTAATATTTTCTCAGCTTTCTCCTGTGCCTGTTTAGGACTGTCTGCTTCAATATGTAAGACAGTACCCTCGTCATAGTGTACACTCACTCTATACTCAGTCGTCATCGTCAGTCTCCTCTACTGTAACGTCTGCATTTCCCCAATCCATACAGTCTAAACCAATATCTATTGCTTCAGCTTCATCTTCGGCTTCAGTGTTTACTTCCATTGTTGCTATTACTTTATACATCGGCATCAGTCCATCCTCACTAGGCTATGTCCACCACCCTTCTTAGGCAGTGCTACGAATGCGTATGGATAGATGTACCCAACGCCATCAGGTGTATTGACCATGAAGTATGGCTCAAGGTCATCATCATCTGAGTACTCCGATACATACTTACCATCAAGTGATACCTTACCCTTCATAGGCCAAGGGTCACACCCTGCTGATTGATTATATTTAAGCTTAAAGAAATCCTGGATTTGTAGTGGATTGTCTTTAGCCTTTTCGTTCCACTCAAGGAACCACATGATTAGTAGTCCATTGGATTGTATGAGTGCGCTCCACTGTTCATCGTCAAAGTCAAGCGCATTGTTTTTTGTCACACTAGTTTGCATCTGCTATCTCCTCTCTCTTTTTAAAGAACTGTTTAGCTGTGTGATCTGAGCATACGAACTCAGCACCGTCACGTAATCGTTGCAGTATCCAAGGCTTCTTCCTAGCCCTAGACTTGTAGCCAATGATGCTCATGTCCTCACCTTGTAGCTTGGCAATGGCAGTCGTATCAATGCCATGCAACTCAGCATAGAACTCTAAGTCTATCTGTTCCCTAGTCTTAGCACCCTTCAGTACGCACTTGACTTTGAACGTAGCCTCACCACCTGAGTATGAGCAGTTGCCTACATCAATAGTTATGTCAGATAAGTTAGCCTTATCAATAGTTTCTTGTAGTTGTTTACGTAATAAGTTTAATTGTGATCTAGTAAATTGTGTCATTTAATGCACCTCCTAATGCATGTATTGTACGAGTTGGGCTAGGGTGAGAAACATAATGATCCCACCCAGCCATAAGATTAGCAGACCTTTCACCCTGCAAAGTGATAAAGCTTACGCTTCGGGGTAGCCTGTTGCAAGTAAACAGACCGCTTGCCAAAGTGATAGCCAGTCATGACATCACCATTGGATTTACCGTATCGGTTGATAACCTTACGCTTACGGTATACGCCCTTGCTTCCAAGGAAATTGAAACGGAACCCTTTAGTTCCATCGTTAAGTGGTTTAGTTGCGAATAGTACAAACATATTAAATCCTCCTACGGTTTGAGTTTGTATTGGTTAAGTACCACAATATTGCGGTCATTGAATAGTGGACAGATTGTCGCACTCAAGTTCTGCATTTTTCCAGTAGCGTTGGATACCAGAATTGTTGCAGTTAAATACGGCTTGAGCAAAGCCTCTAGGCGTTGCACTCCGTATGTTCTTTGTCTTCATAGACTTACCGCCTAGCTTGAGGTGTTGCCTACTGTGACCCTGTTCAGGCTCGACAGGTGAGGTAACAGGCATAATGAAACCACCGCCAGTCCAAAGGCAAGTCTTTTTAGGGTAAGCATCCATCGGTGCTATGTAGTCAGGCCACTTGGGATGCTCGGCCTGTTCAGGGTCAATGTATCCACCATACTCATAAGGGTGAAACCTGTAGTCAGGCTTGCGCCATAGAGTTGATAGCACACTCACAGGGTTCTCAATAAAGTATGGGCAGTCCAAAGCTTGGAATAATTCAGCACACCATATCGCATAGTTTGCCGCCTTGCGTTGGAACAATGGATCACGTTCAGCCTTGCGCTTGAAGTGAGCAGCACCCGACACAGCCAAGTCAGTACATACAGGGAAGGCCATAGCGAATGTGACATCCTTGCCTGACATACTGTCATAGATTTTGTCTAACGTTCCTATGTTATGCAAGTCAGCATGAACGTAGGTAATACGCCCACCTCCCTCAAACTGTTCATGGTGATTGAGAGGGCTTGGCCTTTCGTGTTGGATATCAAAAGCAAAACATTGATACCCTGCCTCAGCCCAAGGCTTTAGAGCCTCGCCAGTGTAGTCGTATAGACTGATTACATATTTATCTTGATTACGATTTTTCATAGCATCCTCCATGCCGTTGTTTTTATATCCAAAAAATTTAGTCATCAAAAGTTTCCTCCAATAAATCTAAGACATAAGTATATCTCTCGTTAAATCTCTCTTGAGCCACTGGGATATAACGTATGTCTCCATTAGTGTCCTCAAATGTTATGCTATCCAATGCGCTTAACTCATTGGTTACCATGTAGTCAGCAATTTCTGCTGCTGCTTCTATCAGTTTAGGTTCTGCCATTAGCTATCCTCTCCTAATGTTAAGACGTTTCTATAACCTACATAATGCCCATCTTTTAAATTGTCAAAGTATCCGCAATGCTCCAGTTCATCTAGCATAGGATCAACTATACCCTCGATAGGATTATCCCATCTACCTCGCCAATATTTGTAGGCGTGATTACGCATATACTCATCGTCAGGCATACACGTGACCATAAAAGATGCAAAGCATTCGTCAATCATTTCTTGCATCGTGTCATAATTCGACACCCATGTATCAAGCATATATTCAAATGCTTTTTGTTCAGCATCCTTCTGATGTTTACAATTAGGAATAACAACTTGTTGCATATTCATTTCATTATCGAATGCCATATTCCACACCCATGTTACAGTATAATTTTCTGTTTTTGTTTCAATCATTATGATACCTCTACTTCTTGAACAAAACCGCTTCTATCTTTTTTAGCCTTACCCTTGGCATAGAGTGCAACGATGTGACCACCCTTAGGATCAAGAAACCTTAGGTCATCTTTGTCACCATCAATAACGGGTAAGCCCTTCCATTTATGCCAACATGAGGGGATAATCTCAATAAAGTTTGACCTGAACACAACGGCAGCATTCATGCCGTTTTCAATAGCTGTGTCTAACATTGCCGCATACCTTGGGTCAGCATTAGAGTATGACCATGTTAAGTGATAATTTGGTATGTCTTTAACCTTTCTGCGATTAGCAATTTTAGTGTAGTCATACCATTGCACTAATGGGAATGCTTCCATTATATTTTTATATTCAATACCGTTTCTAGTAACGGGTATTAATTCCCATTGAATGTCAGTCGTGCCATTAGGCCTACCACATGGTTGAATGTCACGTTTCAGGCAATAAGCTTCAAACTTTTCAAAGTCTTTGACTAATTGTTCCATAAAGCTTTTACGATCATTATAAAACCATTGGGCTTTTCTTTGCCTTGCCGTTTGCACGTTATTAAATGCACCCCTTCCAGCGGTATTTAAACAGGCTTCAATGCATCCTGCTTTCTCAGCCATTGGGCATGAATTTGAATAACGACCAAGTGTTTCAACCCATACTTTGTAAGGGGTCATATATAGGATAGCGGTTAAGTATTCTGAGCCGTCACCCTTGATTGTTTTTGCGTTTGTTCCAACGCCAATTAATTTGTAGTTTGACATGATTTTACTTTCCTTTCTCATAAGATAAAACCACCAATAAGCACCAATAAAAACCAGTGCTTATTAATAGTATATCTTATGTTTTGTTATCGCTTTTTGCATTTGCCAAGCGCCACCCTTCCGGTCATCACTTTTCAAACCTTGACCATAAAACTTAAAAGCAATTATCGCATGTATACTTTTAAAGATTTACTAGCATGTTACCGCACTTAAAATAAATTAAGTGTTAACCTATACAGTTTTACTAAGCTTCCCTTAACGGTGCAAAACAGTTTGTAGTATTCGTCAAATACTCAAACCATTGTGAGGGGTTGTTTTGAAATATAGCCAAATGTATCAACCCGTAAAAACATTTGGGGGACTTTTAATAAGTCAATTTCAAATAACGTGAGAGGGTCTAAAGTCTGAAAATCTCACTCCGAAAATCAGCTCTCAAAAAAACCATGTTCATACTTTTAAGTTGGGGTCAAGAAAATATTTTACTTTTTTTAAATTAATTTTTTTGAGGGTCAAAAATGCCTGAGTTTTTTATACAGTATAATATATACCTAAATACGGGCATTTTTTGGGTGTTTTTTGGGTCGTATTCAAAAAAGTGAATATGGCCATAGAAGCGATATAAAGCTTGCTGAGTGTGAGAACAAAATAAACGGTTAACGACTTGCAAGATTTTTAGGGCTACTCAGTAGGCTTTACGTTGGCTCTATGAAAGATATTCAAAAAAGTGAATATGGCATTTGTTCTGCTTTTGTTCTCATAATTCCAGGTGTTCTTGTTATGTTCTACTTGTGTTCTGTTTAGGGTGAACATTGTAAGAACATTGCATTTTTGAGTTTATTGAACGGGTGTTCATTTAATACCAGCTGGTTTTTTGTGATCACATTTATTTTTGACGGGTGGTTATTTGTGATCACGTTTAGGGGTGTGGTATTTATGCATCACTGTTGCAAAAATGGCACTATATTTAAAATGTTGCATAAATATCACACCTTTTTCAGCATGATTGAGGATATATCAGTTAATTTATGCTGTAAAAACAGTGACTTAGTAGCTAAATGATTGATAAATATACTAAAATGCCTTTTAAAAGTGACAGGGTGCGAGAGCCACCCCCCGTTACCCAGTACGTATATATACACAAATACACAGAAGTGGTTTTTTAAGGGGTGACAAACTGTCGCAGTAGTACAAATATATGCTTGACAGACCCTATTTTTTGGGTATAACTGCGGAGCAGGAGCAGGACAGTTAAACTTTTAGTGTTTTTACTTAATAAATAGTAAATATAAATAAATAATTAGACATAGATAAGTTTAACTTGACAGTTATACTGTACTTCTGTATACTTTATTTAGTAACACACTAATAATTATAACCAATAACTTGTGTTATACTGGGTATGTACCGTATTCTGGGTGTCTTTCTTCCTCACATCCTCCTCCTCACACCGTAGATTATGGTACATACCACCTTTTAGGCAGCACCATGAGTAAAAACAGAGTCAGTATGTACTCTTCTGAAGACGTAATAGAAGAGTTCTACGATGCTATAGCAGATGGAGACAGTAAAAGACTAAGGAGAGTCCACATTCCTAAGTCAGATGTCTTCTATGTGCGTGAAGCACTGCAAGTTAGACTCGGAGAGAGTTATACTTTAGACCATATTGAAAGAGCTATGTACTTAGAGGGCTTTTTACAGCGTCATGAGGTGCTAGACCCGGACAGAAAAAGACCCGGCATAGGATAAATAAAGTGTTGACATTGAAATCTGTATCCATACAACTATGTGTATTAGGAATATTGTCAGCTTGTCAAACTATTACATATACTGCATCGTGTCGAGTGGGGGATGCTGCATGTCAGAGAAACCAAGATGCTCAAACACTCGCTATTATCGGACATACGGACGCAGCTACGGAACTTATGTGTTCTGATCCTATTGTTCGTACCCTGCCACGTATATGCAGGTGAGCAAGTACCCATAGATGACGGTATAACTAACAATAATACTACGAATAACGACAACGGCAACGATATAACAGGTGACTTCTCTAACAACTACGAGGATTCAACTGTAGAATCAAACAATACTAGCCAAGTCACAAACTATAATGGAGCAGGTTCTTCCCCGGGTAGCAGCCCGGTAATGTCAAGTATCTCTCCTACAATGATGGGTGGGGGAGGTAACGACTCTTGCTTAATCCCGAAGAGTAGAGGGCTTCAATTAAACATAATTGGCCTATCTCAAGGTGAGATGCAGCAAGACCCACAATGTAATCGCAGGAAAAATGCTAGATTACTGGGGTTACCTCAACAGGTAGGTGGGTTAGGATTACAGGTGTCAGCCATATCTATTATGTGCCAAGACCCTACAGTGTTCAGGAGTATGATGTTAGCTAATACTCCGTGTCCAATCAACGATACCAGGACTGGTAGACTGTTAATGGGCAAGAATGCTATCAACAAGTACCGTGAAGACCCTGCCACATTTGTAGTAGGCTACGAAGACGATAAAGAATTTTGGGATACTCTATTAAGAGTTGGAGAGGAATACGATGAAGAAGAACTTGTTGAAGACACTGGCCCTAAGTTGTCCATTAGTGATAGGTTCAGGACTAGCAAACGCAGAAGTGATTCTAATAGTGGAACCAGAACCACCAGTGCTGGAAATAGAGATGGTGGATCTCAACCTAACAATGACGGGTCAGGAGAAGCTGGACTACCTAATTGAGTCTCTAGGTGCTATTAAGAACAGGGTGACGGACGGAGCAACAATGACAGTAGGTGCTACTGGCTATGCTGCGCTGGGCGGTGTTATTGTAGATGACGCTATGAATGATGCGCTTATTACGCAGACTGAGTTAGACAACTACTTAGAAGCACACGATCTTGTAATGAACCACGATTACGCTACCGCTACCAACGCACAAGAGTTGTTCACACAAGAGTACCAAGGTGCAATGAACAGTTTAGATGAAGCTATCGACTTACTAACAGATGCTTCAACAGAGGTACTAACTGCTACTGGTATCATGGAAGCTGCTGCTGCAGCCGACACAGCACCAGAGCAAGCTGCATTACAAGGCTTGATGGGTCAGGAAGAATACCAGATAGATCAGGCTGAAGTTGATGCGTACAACCAAGCCGTAGCACAAGTAGAGAACTACGCACAACAAGCAGGTGCATTTATGGCTGCTGCAAATAATACTGAACTAACAGCCAGTATTGACAGCTATGCACAGGTTAATAACTTTGTAGTCGGTAACTACACAACCATCACGTATACACAGAACATAGATGAATTTGTAATTAACTGGGATAACGATGGCTTTGGTTCTGGCTGGCAGGGTTACTTAACAGAAGATATGGTATCTGCATCAGACTTGTTTGAAGCTGGTGAGTACGTAGAACAATACGGAACCATGCCTAACTAATGAGCATGGAGTTCAGCATAGGAGGCTTTAATGTCAAAGGCTGGATGGTTGCTGTGGCTTTGCCAGTTCTATCTGCTGTATCAGGTGGTGTCTATTGGGGCTATGATACTCTCAATAGGTTCTATGGCGTAGAGGGTGGTGTTAGTGAAGCACTAGGTAATACCAGCGCAAACGCAAAGCAAATTTCAGAATT